CCTCTGCGGCACTACCTGCATTTTTTATCTTCTCATAGTACATCTGCAGGCCTTCGCTTGCCGACATGCCCTCCTTCGCAAGTGCGCCGACGCTCTTTTTCATAGCGCCGAGGACCTCCTCAGTATTGACACCGGCTTTGTCCAGCTGTCCCATAAGGGCGCTGGCCGACTCAAACGAATAGCCCATCTCTTGAAGCTGCGGTCCGAACTGCTGCATATTGTCCATGAGAGAAGTGAACCCCATACCGGTGCTCTGACTTACCTTGAAGATATAGTCCATTGCGCCGCCCATGTCGTTAGCATCTATATTCCACTGCTGGAAGGCTTGGCTCGACCCCTCAATAACGCTGCTGAGGTCATCCCCTAGCATATCGCTGACCTGGATAGCCTGTTTTGATATGTTCTGAAGCTGTGGCCCGGTTAGTCCAAGCCGCGTATTATAATCAGCAATTGCTTGGCTTGCATCCTCCATAGAGGTGGGGACGCCTGCATATACTGCATCAAAGTCATTTTGCAAGCCCTCTAGAGCAGTTCCGGTGGCGCCGGTGCCGATGCGCATAGTATCTGATACCGCGTCAAAATCGGTACCGAGCTGAGTAAGATACTTACCAGCTTTAATTACCGCAGCACCCGTACCCACTGCAATCCCGCCAACAGCTGCTCCTACAGCAAGCCCTTTGACATTGATACCCTTGAGGCGATTGGACACTTCATCAAGGGATTTGCCCAGAGAGGGGCTGATTTCGCCTGATATGTTTATGACCGTTTCTAAAACTTTGCCCTTTGCCACGCGGTACGCCCCCCTTTATCTGTGTATTTTCGGCCTATACGTTTGCGGCTTACTAGCCGCTTTTTTCTGCTGTTCTTTGGCTTCCTCCACTGCCTCAGCGTAATCGCGGAGAAAATCTATAAGCCTCATTCGCCCGATTTCTCCGACACTTGTGTGATACACTCTGGCGTATTCTCGGGCTGCTCTTCGGAGCTGTTTTCCCCGGAGGCTGCCGCCGACCTCCGCAATGTAAAAAGCATGCCTATGTCAGTAAGTTTAAGTGCGTCAAAGCCTCTGATCCTCTCAAGGTCTGAAATATCAATGTCCGGATTGACGGCCACAACTGCCATCATCCCGAGGTAAAGGTGCAGAGCGTAGTCGTTTTCCTTGAACTTGAAATTGAAAGATTTGGTCTTGTCGATTGCAGAGCTGCGAGCGCAAGCCTCAGAAAACTGCACTGCTGTGATCTCCATTGGATCATAGGACAGTTCTGAAACCTGCTTGCCGTTTATGGCTATGGGGTTGTCCAGTTTAAGTGTATTTTTGCTCATAATAAAATTTCTCCTTTTTTTACAGCAAAGCCCCGCAAGAAACAGCCTGCGGGGCTTTAGTTTTAAGCTGTATTTACTTTACAGCATAGATTTTAGATCTCCGGCATAATCTTTGCCGTCGATGCGTACTATGCCGGCCAGACGGTCAATTAGGAACATCTCCTGGCCGTCAACAAAAAGGTTGTAGCGGGTCAAAGAGAATGTCACTTCACCCTCACTTGCGGACCCGACCTCAATACCAATGCCAGGAATTTTAAGCGGTATGCCGCGAAGAAACGCTTTACATCCGGCGTTTCTAGTTATGCCGTTCGCATCAGTTACGGTTTGCGCCCACCGATACTCCAACGGTTTCATATCTGGCTTAATGAGCGCTCTAAGTCCGAGATCTACTCCTATCTTGGTAATGGCAGCCTCCATGTTTTCAATGAGTTGCCATATGGGCATTGATAGCGTACCCATTACGGGAAGATCGGCGGTCGTTGGGTTTACTTCCGGCAAAGAAAGTGACACATCACGCGCTACAAGCTTTCCTTCGCAATACGCTGTATCAGCCACAACGGGACCGCAGATATTAACGAACATTTACTCCACCTCCCCGAAAAAGCTGTTAAAGCCGGCTGGTGTATAGGCTACGCGCAGCAAACCGGATTTAAACGGCGGTGTGGGTGTCGCACGGAAGCTCCACACGAAATTACCTTCCACCATTTCATCGACGCTGTTTTCAGACTCCCTAAATTCTACGACCGGCGTACCGATCAACGCTCCAATAGCCGCCAGCGCGTCAGCTTTCTCCTGTTCGCGGTTCTTTATGGTGTCTGCCTGTGCACGGGTCATGGGGCTGTCGATTTTGAGTGCGTGCTCAGCCTGGAAGCAGTTAGTGATGTACATCATCATTCGGATACTGTTGTCAAAAATGACACGCTTGTCCGTTACGCTTCCGTGCTTATATGCGGCTGTATGAGGCCCCCATAGAACCCATACCCCTCCCCCAAACACAACGGTGGTTATTCCTGTTGCGTTGAGTTCATTGCCCTGCTGCTGATCAAATCCCCTGTTCGTGCTACTTCCGCCGAAATACTGTCTACAAATCGGCAGGCTTTTATTTGAAGGGCTTTCCATCGGAACACCATTATGCGAAGCATCGACAAGCAATGTACGCCATGCCGCGAGGACTGAGGCATGAAAAGCACGTTCTGACGTGTCTTTAGCCTGTGGCCAAAACACCTTAGACCGCTCGTTTATATAGCCGTTTGAGGACTGCCAAGTCTTTGCAAGTGCAATGGTGTCCACAGCGGTGCCGCCGGAACTGATAGGTATATCAGCATAAACAAATGCGTCCCAGTGCCCATTTATCGCGGTTGAAGCCTGGATCATAGCCTTGTAAACTGTCGGGGTGCTGCTCCATTTGGGACATAAGATCAGATTCGGAATAATGTTCAGTTCGGGATAAACGAGCTTTACGCACCCAAGGCCGGTATACACACCGGCTGCAGTTGCGTCTCCTATGACATTACTTTCAGTTACCGCGCTTACATCAACCTCGCTGAATGTAGCCTGCACAGCCCCGCTGATATCAGTTGAGCCAATGCTATCAATTATGACCAGCTTTTTACTGAAATCATATTCGATAGAAAAGTCGGTCCCCTCGACCTTGTCCGCCAACACCAAGGTATCCAGAATAATTGTGTCGCTTTCAATAGTGGCACGGCCATTGGTGAAGGTCAGCGTTGTCGTAGTATCCACCGCTTTTTTGTGTACAGCAGGATTAAGGACGTTAATCGCCACAATGGGACCAACATTCCCGGCAGGATTGTTGAAATGCAGGAAGAATGCTTCGCATAGGTCATAATTATTCCAATTACTTGAATATCCCATCAAACGCTTGACAGATTCGAAGTCTGTAAGCTTGACAGGTGTATTCACGGCATTTACATAGCCACGGATGAGGTTGACCGGTGCGATTCCAACATAAATAGGGGCTGTAAAAGCTTTTGCTGCATCCATGCTTATGCTTTCTGAAAACTCACCATAAGTGCCGTGCTTATATTCAGCCATGTTATTACCTCCTATAGTAGATTTTTGAGATTTTGAATATTTCTTCGTATAGGTTGAGTTAGTGTGAAACTCACCCAGGCAAACCAAAAGGGATAGAAGTCAGGTATAGACTCTTGCTCGGTCAAAGGACCAAACTTGACAGGCGCTGACCGGTCGAGGATAAAGTCCCCGATGTTTGCTGCGCTTTCTACTGTGCGGAGCGCAGTATCTACAAAGTTCCAAGCGTCCCTCCAGCCCTCGCCGTTACGCTGAAAGTAGTCCTTTTTTGCTTCTGTGGACAACTTGAAAAAAGCTCCGCTGCCATTAGGAAAAAGCAGATCATCACCATGCAAGCCGGGGTCCCATACAGAAAAGCAAAGTTGAACCTCAACTGAGCTGTTAGAAGCACTCATGTCGTCCTGTCCCGTCAGAAACCGGACGCATAGCGACGGAAACGGTGAGTGAATGTTGGGTGGTAGTTTTTCAGAGCTCGGTACATACATGGGGAAGGCCACCGGCGTAGCCAGAGTATATTCATACCCTGCGTCGGTGGCCTCGGAATTTTCCGGCGGAACTTTTAGCTTTACATGGTCGCAAATATTGGACTGTGCCCACTCAGTCAGCGTATCAATAAGATGAACTACGGACATATCGCCGCCTCCTTAAGTTGCGATGGTTTCCCGCAGAACCACCGTAGTGACCCCCGCGTCCTCTTGCCAGTCGTCGATTACGCACTCCCGACCGTTTACATTGAGGTTTGACCCCGGAGCACGGCGGGCGGGAAGGTCCTCAGAGCGGGCATAAAAAAGTGTGGCACTTTCAGCCACAGCTAGATCCTGCCCGCCCTGTCGTATTTTCAGCTCGGAGTTATCCAGTACAATGGATATTTCCTTGCCCTCAACACGATATTTTTCACCGAAGAAGTCGGCATCAAGGAACACGTGTCGGTCTGCCGCGACCATGTCCTTAAAGCTGCTCATTACTGCACCGCCTCGGTCGGGTCAAAAGAGGGCGCAGGTTCGGTATCTTCCGTGCTTTCGTCATCCACTCCGGTCGGAGTCTGCTCTGTTGCTTCCTCGGTTTCCGAGAGATACCTGCTAATAGCCTCCCTCATCTCGGCATTTTTAGTACCAACCTTAAAGGTCAGTCCAAGGGACTTGGCGTAATCCCGCAGCTCCTTAGCGCTCATGTCCTCGATGGACATCTTGTCTGTAGGAGAGCCGTTGACAGCAGGCTGTTTGTCCACATAAACAGCTACCCCCTGCTCGACAAGCCTTTTCTCCTGCTCAGGCGTGAGCTGAAAAGGCTCAGAGTGCTTGTCCTTGGGCACCACGCTTTTACCTGTGTAGTGCCCGTATACGCCCTGTACAATCTTTATCATGCTTTGTTCCTCCCTGATTTCGAATTTAGTCAAGAACGGTTGCCGTAATGAAAGGATCCTTGGTCTTGGGAATAAACAGCGGCCGTGCTGAAACGATTATCTCTCGGGCGCTTTTCTCAGCCCAATAACGAGGAACACGGCGTCCCATGTAGGTATGGAACTGACCGTCGGCCTGCTCAATCTGACTGACTGCGCCATAGAGGCCACGACCAGCTCCGGGAGCTGTTACACAGATCTGTTTTGCGGGAATAAAGGGGGTAATAACTCCGGTGACCTCGTCCTCATAGGTACCGTCATATGTAAGCAGGTCAATCATATGCCCTCTCACATTGATGCGGCCAAGACGCGCAGCGCCCTGAGGGAGCTCGATGGGGTCGATCTGACCAATACGGTAATTATTGAGGTCAAGAAGTTCCTTCAACTTTGCGTCACCGAGGAACTCGTCGGCGGCATCCGAGCCAAGTAGCACCTCAGTCGCGGCGTTGCCCTTTGTGGTGAGCATACGGATCATCTGGAAAAGGTCAGCCAGCTTGTCCGAGCCGGCACCGTCCCATTTCACACCGGGAGTATAGACTGCGGGGTTGGTCTGCTCACTGTAGAACTTCATTTCGTACTCGACATATTCGCCGCTGCCGTATTTGTCAGAATACTGACGCAGGGTATAGCCGTTGCTGAACATGCATTTTGCCGCAATGTATTCCTCGCGGTTGGTATGCATCTCGTCAAACTCGGTGAGGTCTTCAAGAAGGATCTCCGCCTGCCTGTCTTCGGGAGTACGGTCACTGAAAAGGTCCTCGCCGAATCCTTTCCTGTTCAGATCGTCTATAGTAAGCGAACGGGACGGTGCTACCAGCGGGGGGACCATCTTGTTGGTGCTGTATCCAGTGCGCTCAACAGAAATGCTACCCTTTCTAGGAAGGACAACCGGAGCCATCTTGCGGCCGGTGGCGTCCTTATACTCCATCAGCACTTCTTCGGTGGGAAACAGATCTCCGCTCGAGGTGGGGAAATAGCGATCGCGAAGGAAGGATGTAACAGGCACCATCTGCTTGATCGCTGCGAGCATGGTTTTTGTCTTGTAAATATTCATAAGTGATTACCTCCCACTTTTAATTAACGGTTGACTCAACGTAAACGCCGCCGTTACGCAGAGCCATAATGTCGTCAGTAGTCATGGTGTAGCCTTCCTTGACAACCAGCACACCCTTGTTGAACTGCCCGGACAGATAGATCTCTGCTACAGTGTCCGCACTCGTTGCGTCGGTCTCGTCGCAGAGAACTCCATAAGGTGTGAGAGTTTCGTTAGTGCCGGCGGCGGTGCCGAGGACAACGAGCTTTCCAGTACCGCCAGTACCGCCAGAAATGGCAAGCACGGTGCCACGGACAAGTTTTCCCTGGCTGCCTTTGACGGTTCCGGATGCTGTGTGAATGGGAATGTTGTTACCTACAATCAAGTTATCGGGGGTCATTTCCCCAATTTTCTCATAATACTTAGCCATATTATTTGCCCTCCTTCTGCTTGGCAATGCAATTCAGCAATAGCTCTTCTGCCTTTTCATCTTCGGTCTTATCAACAGGACCATTGGGTGTAGGCTCAACTTTAGATGCTCCGCTTTTCTTTGCATCATTGTCTAGCTTCTCAATGACCGTTGCTCCGATTGCCGCCTGTGCTTTCATGGCTGCAAAAGATAGCTGCTCTGCGGTCATGGGCTTCTCACCATATTTTGCGCTATTGATGAGTTCAGAATCGCCAATGGCGGCCTCGATTTCCTCTATGCTCTTTATGCGAGCACGCTCATCATTTACGCCTTCGGATACACCCTCGGACTTTGCCGCAGCTTCAACCTGCGCCAAAAGGTCAGGGAAGGCGGCTCTAAGCTCGTCCACGTTTTTGATTTCCATGTTGTCTGAACCTCCTGAAATAGTTTTTTTATTTATGCTATCCTGCGGCGCAGGTTGCATATTGGTAGGATTGGTTTTCCCTATGGATTCCCATTCTTCAGTTGTCATTACGGGAATATCCTGTGGGATACTGCCAAGGCAACGAGCGGCGACAGGATATCCGTTGACAATTATTGTAGATTTGTCGGGTGCAAGACTCATTTCTACCGGCTCTGCCGCTTCGTTTATGACCTCTGTTGCAAAGCCCTCGTCGACGGCTTCCTGTCCCGTCATCCACGTTTCTTCAGTAACCATGCTCTTGATTTCTTTTTCCGTTCTGCCTGTGGTTTCAACGTAGATGTTTATTCCTGCTCGGTTGTGGGCTTCGAGCTGTTTAGCTGCCGTCTGAAGGTCCTGCATCTGGTAATATCCGCACATGAAGCCAGCCGCCCCATGAATCATGAGGTTGCTGCCTGAGTTTACCCTGCGCTCATTACCGGACATGAAGATGATTGAGCCTGCGGAAGCGGCAAGGCCATCGTTAATGGTTATGATGTTCGCGCCCAGACCCTTAAGGCGGTTATAAATGGCTATGCCGGCATACAGGTCACCGCCGACACTGTTGATGTGAACTGTTATGTTATCCTTTGTACCCAGTTCGTCCAGGTCTTTGAGAAACTCATCAAGAGCAATGAAGTTGCCGGGGATAGGGTTTCCCGTCCACCAATCAACAGGGCGAGTAGATACCACCTCTCCATATAGGCTGATTTCAACGTCGTTTTCACCTACGCTGGCAATGTTATAGGGTTTAATGCCTGCCGAAAGGCCGGCCATTGCTGGTGTTGTTTTTTTGCTCATAATCGTCCATAGCCTCCTCTATTGTGATGTTGATGTAGTTGGTAATTGCATCTGTGAAAGCATCTGCTGTGCTGTTTGTTGAACCCATATCGCTATTAGCTTCACGCAACTGCTCGTTCTCAATGGACAGTTTGTCGACATTGGCTGTAAATTCGCTGCCATTGAGCTTAATAGCTTCTGCCTCGCGTGTCGACAGGCCGTTTGTTATTGCTGTCACAGCCGCGCTGACCTCCTTGGTCGGGTCGAGCTGCCCCTGCGAAGGTCCAATCCATTCGCTCTTGAGATATGCTTGACGGATTACAGGGTCAGTTAAAAAGCCGGGAGCTGAGATGCGCCCGCGCGCGACAGCTTCGGTTAGCCATATCTCATATACGGGTCGGCAGAAATCGTCTGTGAGCCACTCACGGCGCATTCTGAAGCCTTTCCATGCCTCGAGCAGAGCCGCCCGGGATGCTGAGTAAGAACTATTGAACGACATCATCAGCAGATCGGCCGGGATCTCCAGAGCTGCGCCCACTTGCTCACAAAGCGCTCTCATGAATATATCGAAACCGGTACTCGGGTGTGTCGGGTTGCCGAATTCTACATCTTCCCCCGGCTCTAGGATGTTCAGTGTACCTGCTCCAAGTTCGTACTCGTTGGGATCATGACTGGCGCTCTCAATACCCTCACCGCCGACCTCATTAAAGGGTATGGCATCCGTATCCCCTTTGGTTTTAATAAATGCCGTAAAGAAGCCCTGTACTATGGCCGCCGTTATCTCAGCCTCGGTATACCGCCGCATCTGCAGTAACGGTTCAATAGCCTGTGCCAAATAAGGAACGCCCCGATACTGCTCAGGGCGCTCACTGTCCATAATATGCAGAATGTTGGGTAACCCTGTGCCAGCTCCATACGCTTCGACCCGTACAAATTTAGTCGCTGCGCCGCCGATTTGATCCGGATAGGTGTTCGCAATCCAGTAGGCTGCGATAGCACCGCTTTTATCCACCTCGACACCGTCGTAAATGGTATTACCGTTCTGTGCTTTTCCTGTGGTCAAGTTGCTAAGAATGGCGCCCATCGAACCAGACATCGATGTCGGAGTTCTCACTCGGTCCGCCTCAATCAAATGCAGCCTTAGCGAATATGGTAAAAGTGCTGTTATCTCAGCTCTTTTTATGAGTGCAAAAACATCACCACTCATTGGCCATGCCAAAGCCGCGAGCTGCTGCATACCGTAGAAGTTATTGACCCCGGTCGCATCACAGGCTCTCTTATTCATTGCCCATAGTTCAAATTCTGCTTGTGTGTGCCGCTGCCAATTTGTCGCCTCTTCCTGTGACATACCTAGTATGTCGCGGTCGATGGTGCTTTTGAGTTTTAACCCCGCTCCGACTACATTTGTCCTTTGCCGTTTTAATGCCGCCGTGGCAACAGGAGCATTCATGTACAGGATACGAGAGCGCTGCCGGAGTGTGTAGTTGTTTGCATCAATATCTTCAGCGGGGCTGCCGCTTGAAACTTTAAAGCCTTTTAAGGACTTCTTTCTGTAGCTTGCTCCGCCCTCAGAATAGCCTTTGTTAATTGGTGTTGGGACGCATTTATGTGCTATCTGCATTTGCCTCCTCCTTTCGGCAATAAATTCCGACAGGGCGGGACGGAGGAAGGAGGAAGAAACCTCCGCCCCGCCCCTTTGCCGGTTTATTATTGAACCCCTCTTGGGTGTTCAACCATTACCAATCGCGTGGAATTGTCCCCACAGCTTTTCTGCGCTTGCCGCCGTCTATCTCTATTTCCAGATAATCAATCTCCTTTTCCAGTTTAGAGATTGTATCTTCTAGCTGGGGCAGGTCTAATTTAGTTAGATTACGGCTGCCAATACCATAGGATCTAACGCCGCCTGAAAGCAAAGCCAAGTAGGCTGCATTGGCCTCTTCCAGCGCCTTCTTTTTAGTTTCCAGACGCTGCTTCAAAGTGTTTATACTTGCCATATTTTTTCTCCTTACCAATCGTCCGCTTCTGCCCGGCGTTTTACAACGCCGCGCTTTTTTACTTGCGCTTGTTGTACAGCTTTGCCGTCTATCTCCTTCAGACGTCGCTCCACCGCATCTAAATCAGGGTCAATAATACGGAACGCGGCCAGAGCGTAGTTTCGGCAATCCAACGCCTCGTTGCGCTCATGTCCCTGCAGCTTTTCCCAAGCCCATCGGGTACGGCCGCGCTCGGTTTTCATGACAAGTTTTTCTGACAGCAGTCCATTGAAATAGGCCATATCATAGCCTCGCCCTTCATCTTTTGGAAAATGGCAGAACTTTACGCCTGCCTCCTGTACCTTTAAGTTGTTCATTATTGTAGCCTTACCGGCATCTACACCGATTGAGTAGAGCCAGGTCTGTCCGATTGCCTTACCGTTTACGACTATTTTCACCTTGTTGGGCGGTTTGGTGAATGGTACTCCGTCACCGCCTACGCCCTTAATAGCGAACACCCGGCGATTCATTCGTTCCCGGCAATGCTTATACACGGACTGTGTTTTATGGCCGCCTGAGTCAACGCAAGTTATTGAGATCATCAGACCGCGCCCGTTCTCAAATTTGTAAACATGGTCAATGACATCATCTAAACGCTGCCACGGTTCATCATCGTTTGGGTCGCCCATGATAACGCCCTTTTTAATACCCCATGTCTCTCCATAATGGCCATGCCCGACCACCTCATACTCCAGGCGGTCGTCCTGCGTATCGACACCGCAGGTAAGTACCAGGACGCCATCCGGCAATTCAATCGGAGAACCGTCTGCCCTGTTGCCGTATACCTCACGGCGACTCATTATTGTGTCCTCGTCTTCAACGTCGCCTCGGTCTTCCCAGAGCTCACCGAGGATGGTGTTATAAATAACTTTCAACTTTTCCGGATCGCCCTGGGCATCAAGAAACAAGTGCGCAATCTCTTCCCAAGAGCGCCACGGTGAAGCAAAAGCACTTATCCAGAATGATCTCCTGCCTCTGCTTATTGCGTCGGGGTTCTCGGCTATCCACTTCGCCGGCTGCGCCCGCATCTCCTCTTCTGTATGGACACATGCACACGATGGGCAGCACCAGTGCACCGACTTTACAATATAGCTCTTTCGTTTGCCCTTTTTAATGGTCTCAAAATCTATCTTAATATTATCAATAACAATGTGGTGCCATGCTCCGCAATCGGGGCATTGGTGGCACCAGTATTCTTGTGTACCACCATAAAACAGGCTCTCTATCTTGCTGAATCCCTTGATCGTCGGCGTAGAGACAGCCACCATCTTTGCATTGTAGAAGGTGGTCGTTCTCGCAATTGCCAGAGACCAGGGGTCACCTTCGGTCCCTGCCGATTGAGCCCAGCGATCGACCTCATCGCCTATAACATAGCGGGCGGGAGTGGATGCGAGTGCGGAAGCGCTCTGAGAGCCGACCATCGTCAGCATGCCGCCTGGAAAAGACTTCTGCAGGACTGTGTTATTAGCATCACGGCTCTTGATTTCAGCAACCTTTACGCGGAGCCGAGGACAATCACGGATCATCGGTGCAATACGGAGTTTTGAAAACTTCTTGGCATCGTCAATTGTAGGCTGAATATAGAGCGTGGAACCGGGGTCCTGGTCGATAATGTACCCGATCATGTTTAGTTCGCCTTCGGACTTCGCCGACTGCGACATGGCCACAAGAGCTATTTCTCTGATCTTCGGATCCGTAAACGAGTCCATGACCTCGACCATATATGGTGTACGCTCGTTGCGCCAGGGCCCGGCCTCGGCGCTGCTCTCACGCGAGAGTACGCGGTGTTTTGCCGCCCACTCCGAGACGGTCAGATCCTCCGGCGGCCTGTAGTTCGCAAAGGCACGAGAGGCCGTCAGATCCACGCTGCGGAACTTTCGTCTCTTTTTAGTCATCCATATCATCCCCGTGCTGGCTATCCCATCCCTGGCGCTCCATCACGCGCTTTTTATAAACCTCAGGGTCATAGCGATAATCTGCAAGGTTGTTCAGAATATAATAGACTTCCTTTTTCACCCGCTCCGCCATCTCAGATGCTGTGTGCAGCTTAGATAGATCGACCGCCAGCTTACCGGGCATTGCCGTCAGCATTGAGCGTAAGAAAAGGACGTGGTCTGTCATGATTGCTTCCACGTCCTCCGCTCTATGCATTTTTCCCCGAAGTTCGGCGAGCTCAAGCTTTGCCGCCTCGGCCTTGGCTTTTTTGATCTCTACCTCTGCGGTTAGCTTAGCCTCCTCTAAATCAGCCATCGCCTCCCGTTTTTCTCGGCCGTTTGCCTTGTCAGACAGATATTTTATGTACGCCTGTATGGTCGGCAGCAGGTCATATTTGGTCGGCTTGCCCTCACCCTTGATAATGCCCTCAGTCTTAAATTGTTCCACTCGACGTGTTGAAACACCGAAAATCTTTGCAATCACTTGCGTTGATACCAAGTTTTGAGCTTCTGCCACGAGTTAGGCCCCCTTTTCTAGTCGAGTATTCCTGTCGCCGCTACATGTATGCTTTTCCCGGCGCGCTCAAGCGTCACATCTCTTTTGCACGTTACATGCATGTATCTTTTGACAATCACATCACAAAACTGAGGATCAAGCTCAATGAGCCGCCCCCGTCTCCCGGTTGCCTCACACGCTATAAGCGTCGAGCCCGATCCGCCGAAGGGGTCGAGCACGATCCACCCAGCGCGGCTGCTGTTTTCCACAAGCCGCGCAATTAAGGCGGTCGGCTTCATAGTGGGGTGCTCTGCGTTTTTCAAAGGCTTGTCGCAGTAAAGGACTGTGGTCTCCTCCGAATCGACAGAGTCGTAGATTATGTTGAGCAGCTCCATAAGCTCCTCCCGGGTCATATTATCAAACTCTGGTCTTCCGCTTTCGTCCATGACGGTGGACAAGTTCCTTGACTCGGTAAAGTAATGCGCTGCCCCGCCTTTCCATCCGTACAATATAGGCTCATGTCGCCACTGGTAATCCTGTCGGCCTAGTACAAAAGAGTTCTTAACCCAGATAAGGCACTGCTTAAGCTGGAAGCCGGCGTTTGTAAATTCCTCACGAAACGCCACGCCCTCACCGTCGGCATGGAATATATAAGCTGCAGCTCCATTCTTTGTGACTGCTGCGGCAGAGGTGTACATATCGTGAAGGAAAGCCCGAAACGCTGTGCTGTCCATACTGTCATTCATAATCTTGCCGGCAGCGCCCTCATAATCCACGTTGTAAGGCGGGTCGGTAATAATCAGCTGGGCAAGCTCATTCTGCATCAGCTTCGAATATGTAGCGGCTTTCGTGCTGTCGCCGCAAATAAGGCGATGCTTGCCAAGGATCCAAATATCACCGGGGCGTGTCACCGAAGTTTCTGTTACCTTCGGTATGTTTTTGTCGGCTTCCTCCAGATTGAGTTCCTCGGCTAAGAGCGCCTGCATTATTTCGTCCCTGTCCTCCTCGGCATACCCCGTCAGGTCCATATCCAAAGCAGACAGCTCCAGCTCCTTGAAAATTTGAGCGAGCATAATTGAGTCCATGTCGGCAAGCTCGGCAAGCCGGTTATCTGCAACGAGATCTGCAAGCTCCTCAGCCTCGTCTTTATATTCCTGATAGTCTACAGGCACATGAGTACATCCAAGGAGCTTAGCCGCCAGCAGGCGGCCGTGGCCGCGAACAACATAGCCCGATAAAGTCGATACTGTGACCGGAGCCCTCCACCCCTGCTCCCTGATAATGTGCGCCAGGAGTTCAACCTGTTCCTGAGGGTGCTGGTTGGGGTTTTTCGGATTCGGTTTGATCTCCTCAATTTCCACGAGCTTATCGTGCGCACAGTAAATGGGGATCTCTATTTTTTCCCCAGCTTCGTTAACCGTTTTAAAAACCGCCCTTCTCTTTTTATCTAAAACAAAAAAGCTGAAGCTCCGCGCAAATAGCAGAGTCAGCTTTGATTGCATTTCGGCCTAATGTGCAGATTCCTCAAAATCTGCTTTTCACGCAACGAAATGGTCAAATTTTCAAAATCAAAAACTAGCGAGCTTCTGGGCTCGCCAGCACCACAGGACAATCTTATTCTCTGGAAGTACCTACGAGCGCACAGGATGCGCCACAAGAGACTTTTATATGCTTAGAGCGTAAGTTATACTCCGTCAACCTTAGGCGCGCTTACGGGTGAACGTGTGGCTTTGTTCGTCGACTCATCCGCCCTATACTTATCCTCTCTATAATTAAGCATATATTATAGATATATATTACTCTTAACCCATATTATATAGATATAAGTAATATCTTGCGCGTGCGCGTGCGTGCGCGTGCGTGCGCGCGAGGGAAAATGTTGGGGCCTACTCCCTACCTTCATCCTCATAGACAACATACGGCGATTCAACGCCATGTCCGCAGCATGCGCTTGTTGCTCCTGGTATGTATCCAAGGCAAGCGTCATACCCTTCGGCTGTCGGTAATCGTCCGCATCGCGTACAAGGACATTTACCATCGTCGATCTCATTCGTATCCATATAGCGCCATTCCCTGCCATCATAATATGTTTTATGTCCACGTGAATAAGTTGTTACCATTTTGTCCCCCTCATCACTTACACATGAGCCTTTCCATGTGATGGTCAAGGCGCTTCTGCAATCCCTCATTGATTGCCTTGGTTATACCGGGAGCTACCCGGTCACTGCTTACCATCTGCGGAACGGATAAAGTCTTGATAGCTTCCACATCACTTCGGTACGGGCTCTTACGCTGGAAGGGAATATACGTTGCGCCAGTAGGCATAAGCATGATTGGCGAGTGGCTGCTATTGTGCGCGCCCTCTCGCCTAAAGTTTTTGGCCAGCTCTGCCCTCTGTGCCTTTGATAGCTTCTTGACCTTACCAAGCGTTGAGCGCTCCCCTCTTATGATCTGAGCCTTAAGTGTATAAGAGTTCTTGCCCGGAACTTTTGGTGACATGCCGAAATGGGTAGGCGTGAGGACTCGGCCAGTGTAGATCAGTTTCAAAGTCTCTATGCTGTTGCCCTCGACTTTGACATTACCGGCCAAACCGTTTCCGACTTCAGCCTTCTTTATTCCGTACTGCTTAGAGACTTCGGCAGCTACCCAAGGCGGGATACGCTTCTTGGCATCCCCCATAGTGCGTTCAAGTACAGACCGGGGTGCTTTCTTCATATCCTCGAGCTGCTTCTTTATTGCATCGTAGTCTTTGATCTGAGCGACCACAGCCATATAGATACCGCCTCCTTCTCTGTTGTGAATAACAGAACAGCCGCCGGAGATTTCTCTCTGACGGCCGCTCGTATACTGCTCCGATGCTTGTATACTACCACACAAGTTTACTTACATTCACTAACATTTACTAACATTAGCTAACATTTACTAACAAAAATTATGAGGTGCCGCCTCTGATTGCCATATTAAACAAACTTTAAGATATTAAAACCTTGTTATTTCGGCATAACATTGGTATAATTAACCAATATTTGTTGGGGATAAGTAAATTCACAGTTTAGCAATAACTCGTAGTTCGTTTAACTATATATAATCTACGAATATACATTTTTGGAGGAAGAACTTTATGGAATGGAGAGAACTATATAATATAGCAAAGGAGAAGTTAAACCCACGCACAATATCGCCATTTATTGACGTAGGTGGAGTCGCTGCTGCAATCCTTACTGCAGACGAAAATGTTTATACCGGAGTGTGTATTGATACAGCATGTACCTTGGGAATGTGCGCCGAAAGAAACGCCATTGCTAATATGATAACAAATGGCGAAAGTAGAATCATCAAATTAGTTTGTGTAATGAGTGATGGTAGCGTAGTTTCTCCGTGTGGAGCCTGTCGTGAATATTTAATGCAACTTGATAAGGATAGCCCTAATATTCAGATTTTAATTGATGCTGAAACCGAAAAAATAGTTCTATTAAAAGAATTGATCCCAGACTGGTGGGGTACAAGTAGATTTATGTTACTTTGCTAAATGAGCAAACTTTACATGACGGGTATTAATGCAAGTTGCCAATTATGTTTATACCCTGCAGTTGCCCATCATCCCATTACATCGATAACGCAACATTCACTACCGCAAGTGCCAACTATTTTATATAATCCAACAAAACCGGAATTACGATTCAAGGAGATCTAAACAAATGAGTAATAATCAACTGGAATTCAGATATGCCGAAAGAAAAGACATTTCTTTGATACTTCATTTCATAAAAGAACTAGCAGCTTATGAAAAAATGCTAGATGAGGTAGTGGCAACTGAGGAATTACTCGAAGAATGGATTTTCGATAAAGAAAAGGCAGAAGTAATTTTTGCCGTTGAAAACGGGAGAGAAGTTGGGTTCGCATTGTTCTTTCACAACTTTTCAACTTTTCTGGGGCGTCCTGGAATCTACTTAGAGGATTTGTTTGTATCTCCGGACTACCGAGGCAAGGGATACGGTAAAGCGATATTAAAAAAACTTGCAGGTATTGCAGTTGAGCGCGGCTGTGGCCGTTTGGAATGGTCCTGCCTGGACTGGAATAAGCCGAGCATTGACTTTTACCTGTCGCTTGGCGCGGAACCAATGAAGGATTGGACTGTATATCGTGCCGCAGGTGATACACTAAAACGGTTAGCATCAGAATAATAAAAGGGCATCCTTGCAAACATTTAAGCGAGCCTCCTGTGTCTTGGAGGCTCGCTTTTTTCTCTTTATTTTCCCTTAATGTTTTGTAATGCCCTGCCGTGCAGTCGGTATGTGGCCATCAGGTGGCTTTCATCGTCATCACCATAAACTTTGGTGGCGATATCCGACCACGGCATATGTCTATATCCTTTGCCGTCTATGTATCGCAGCCGGAGTACTTCGCGCTCCATAGGGTCCTCTAGGGCGTTGATAGCCTCTCGAATGATTCGCATCTCTTCGCGGTTACTCTCAATAATCGGCATGTAAGTGTCTTTTTCTTGCGCGTACCTGATTACGGCGTTCTCGAGCTTTCCCTTATTGGATCCTGTGTGCTTGGAGCCGTCGCCCTCTTTTGCTGCCGGCAGTTCTGCGTTGTTTCTGAGCCGCGTCAATTTTTCCATTCTGCTCTCGTTCTCCATTCGTAGGGACAGATACTTGAGCAGCCGATCTTTCGTCATTTCACTCATACAGCGCTCCCCCGCCTCCCCAAAAAATAGTAGTTGCATTTTTAATCATAATGGTGTATACTAAATCAGTATTTCGAATGTATGATTATTAACTTCACAGGTTCTTGTCATTTCGTTTGGCAAGATTCTGTGTTTTTGTTTTATATGGCCGAAATAACTAATAAAGGAGGTACCTGTATGAATAACGGTACTGTAAAATGGTTTAATGGAGATAAGGGTTTCGGCTTTATTTCGAACGACAATGGCGACGGAGATGTTTTTGTTCATTTCTCCGCGATAGTCTCAGATACCGATACACGAAAGAATTTAGAAGAAGGTCAAAAGGTTACTTTTGATACTGAGCCTGATCCTAAAGACTCCCGCAAGCTCCGCGCTATCAATGTACGTATAGCTTAAACTAACAGTCTTTCACAAGAGCCGTCCTAAATAGGGCGGCTTTTTGCTATCTTTTTTAGCAAAAACATGTCGTGCTATAACTGGTTGCACAGACTTCATATGTACCAACACACTGCGTCCCCTCTCCATAACCCCGGCAATTACTTTGCTCCATCCATCCGGAGCTGCTCCGGCTCTTTCTCGACGACCGACACAACCCTGGCATCCCCGAACTGCTCCAAATAAGTGGCAAGGGACTCCTTAACCCCCGATGCCTGCCCGGAAGGAGCATCGACTCGAATAGTAATAATCAGCATGTGCCGCTCCTCTGTAATTTGCCGTTGTAGGCCTGGCATGCTGCCTGGGCCCGCTCAAAATTGGAGAAGACCGCATCCACAGGAGCGAGCCCATGATTTTCGATGCGGGCAAAAGCCCCGTCTCTTCTTACGATTATCTCTGTGCAGAGCCCCGACCGCACCTCTGCGCCCAACCGCAGCTTCTTAGCGTAATACACGCGATCCCCGGGATCATAATCAAGTTGCAGTCTCACATTGTGCACCTCCCTATTTTATGTTTTTGCAAATTGGGCAAAAATGCTGCCATTCCTTGCGATCGTTCCATAAGAACCGCCATCCTTCTTCCTTCATCTGCTCTTTGGCATCATCCCAGCTTCCGCAAGGCCCAATCACCTCATTGCAGATATCGCATACCGCGTAATAATAGTCATACTGCCGCCCAATCATTTTACCCATACCCCTTTCTCCAGTGTGTCGGGAAGCTCCAGCTACGAATCTTATAGCCAGCCCCTAAACCATTTTCATGGCTCCTTTCGGTTATTTATTCCGATTTGTGATATATTATCGTTATGGCTGCAGGGCAATCGGGACCATAGTCCTGCAACCAGAAGGCATCTTATCGCCGGGAAAGTTCTTGGTTTATCCCGGTTCAGAACGGTAAGATGCCTTCACTTTTTACTTTTTCCCCTGCAGGAGCGCCAACAGCTCGTCCGTCAGCTCAATCGCTTTTTCCCTGTTTTCAAGTTCTTCGGCTTCTTGAAGCTCGGCCTGCAGGCGATCAACAATTTCCTTAATACTGCCTGCCGCATAATATCTGCGGAGGATAATACTGTTGCAATCTGTAAAAATTTCAACAGGATCGCCGTCTTTAATTCCAAATTTTCTTCGGAGTTCTTTCGGGATCACAAGCCTCCCAAGATTGTCTATGTTTCTGATTATTCCAGTTGCTGGCATGTTTTTTTCCTCCTTAAAGTTCGTTTTATTTTCCGGTATCAGCTATCTTTTTGCCTACCCAAAGCAGAAATACGTCCAGCCGAGATAACGGTCATACATCGCCGTGTGTGTTCCTCGACCCTGCTTGAAATTAGCCTGGTATACAACGGACGAATCATTCAGTATCCTCTCGCCTTCCAGCAGCCTTAACGCCATTCTGACGCATCGGGCGTCTGGGTGCAGATTCTCAAAGAACTTGCTTTGTGTGCCGTAGTACTGCCCCGGTTGGTATACGACCCCTGAAATTGTGTTGGGAAATCCGGGCGATGCAACACGGTTCAGTACAACCTCGCCAACGCTCATTTTCCAGTCATCAGATAGCCAGTCAGATCCGGCTTCTGCGTAAATAATTTTACCTAGCAGATATAGATTGTCCCATGAAACCTTCTTGTAGTCCAGCCCGAGCCCATCAATTTTGGCATTCCGAAACTCTTCTGCCTGATGCCCACAATCGGCATCACCCACAGCCGCCGTGGCTGCCATTATGGCCATGTAGTCGATATCGGGGACATAGTCCGCAGCGCTGGCTTCACCGGCTATAAGCAAAAGTACAATCAGCAGAATTAACGATATCAGGGCAACGATGTATGTAACTGTTTTCATGTCTTACCTCCCTATGTGAAAAGGCTTGTCTGGATATTGCTCGGCAGCCTTGTAATTGTGATCTCCGTTCGAGGGTTGGCCTTATCATACAAGCACCGGCTGCCATCGTGAGAAGCTACGATGCTGTAGTTGTCATCGGCCAGTATGCCGGAGGCAACCAGGATGTCGTCTATTGCCTCAAGAAGGTTCGTCAGGTCGGTTTTTCTTTTTGTCGGAAGATAGAACAGACACTTGACATTGCACTCGCAGTCGATCGGGCGCGGCGGACGGGGTCTCAGAAACCAAAAGGCGTTCCTCTCGTATTCCCTGTATTGCTTCGACGGAGCTATAAACGGCCTGCCGGTTTTCCTGTTGGTCAATATCTGCTGGCTGTTCTTCTTCGTAATCGGCGGGAGCTTGACGGTGTATTTTATCTCTGCCATATGCAGCCACCTCACAGCCCGAGAAGCTTCCGGCGCTCATCGTAAGTTTTTTTGACATTCTCTCGCCGCCGGCTCTCTCCATCAACCTTGACCGGGAAGCAGATCTCAAGCACTCGGTCGTATATCCGATGCCGCTGGGCGTCTTTGGGATTTTTTATTTCATCCATCGAAATATTGGTTGTAACAATCAGCGGCTTGCGGGATTCATACCGGGCGTTGATGATGTTGTAAACCTGCTCCTGCATGTACTCGCTCTCGCGCTCAACCCCCAGGTCGTCGATGATCAGCAGCTTATAATCGTTCAAGCTGTCTATGTAATCCTGCCTGCCCTCGAACAAGCCTTGCATCGTGTTGATGATCCGCGTGAAGTTCGTCATGAGTACAGGGATGCCGCGGTCAATAAGCGCATTTGCGATGCATGCAGCATAGAATGTCTTTCCGGTCCCCACCGGTCCATACAGCAGCAGCCCCATGTTTATTTTGGAAAAAGCATCAAATTCATCCGCATATTTTTTAACGGCGGTTGAGACTTTTGGATTGCTCTGATCATCAGCGTCAAAATTGCTGTATCTGCTCTCCGGTTCCGGAAGCCCGTTCCGCCTAAGCCTGTCAACTCTCTTCTCAAACCGTCTGCGCTCTGCCTCTTGCCTCTCGGCTTCCTCTGCCGCCATTTGGCACTTGCAGAGGACAGGAACGACCCGCATATCCCCGAGATTATTAAGGCGGTACTGGCGCGGTGTGTGGCACTTGCCGCAGTATAAGAGGCCGTCTGGCCCAATGTAGTCCTCCGGCTCAATCGGGGGTGCCGCCGCTATAATGCTATCTATCGCTTTGTTGATGGCGTTCATGATACGCTCTCCCTTCAGTCTGGTATAAAATCAAGATCATCTTTTCGCTGAGGGCTCACGCCCTTGTGGTCGTCATAGTTCCCATCCAGGACCTTCGCCATGTTGCTGTCCTTGACAAGCCAATCGAACGTCGCCCTCCAGTTCCGGTTGTTAGCCCCCTTGAGAAAACTGCTTTCTGCGGTCTTGTCAAAGAGCAACGCGAAATCCTCCACTGAGTGCCCCGATGCTATCCTGGCCCGGATAGCTTTCTTTCGCGCTTCTGAAATCGTCCTGCAGGATGGCAGCATTGGGCACTTGTCGTTGTACAGCTCTATGATTTTTTCATACGGCACATCAGGGCGTGGGGCAGGACGCTCAGCGTCCGTACTTTCTTCTTTATTACTTTCTTCTTTGTATTTATTATTATTATTATATTTCTTATACTTCTTTAGTTGTTGCCCTTCGTTTGCCCTTTGTTTGCCCTCAGTTTGCCCTTCGTTTGCCGTTTGGCTTGCCCCGCCCTGATACTTTTCGTAATTAAGTATAGTAATTACAGTGTATTGAGCGGTTGAACGGCTTGCCACTTCGTTTGTCCCTTTTAGGTGGTTTAGGGCTGTCCTCACCTGCTTAACTGTCAAACCTGTTTCTTCGGATAAACGGCTTATACTTGTTACCAATTCGCCCCTGAGAATGATTTTATTTTGCCATTCCCTGTCTTCAAAATTGGCTTTCAGAAGCAGGTGGATAAAGAGCTTAAACGTATTCATATCCCCATACCAACGCCAACTAAGGATGTTCCTGTCGAGTTTTATAAACGTCGTTGGCTCTGCCACTTCTGTCCTCCAATCTGTACATAGGGGGCAGGAGTACCGCCCCCATCTCAGTCAAAAGTAGGTTACTGTCCATCTGGTTCAGGCGATCCGGGCTCATCGGAGTAAAACTCGTCAAAGTCATTGTTTTCGCCTGATGTATAAGCCTCGTCAGGCTCTCCGCTATCGCCATCATCGAGGGACTCCAGATCTTCATAATCCCCGTTTTTCACGGCGGCAAAGAAGCCCTCCAGCCACAGATGGTGCATCTTCTTCGCATAGCCCATGATTTTACTCATGAGGCTCTCAGGGACCGCCAGGCGTCCATCCAGCTCTACGTTGATATCGTCAAGGCTAAAGGTGTAACAGAGCCTTGCATTTGGGGAGATTGAGCCTTCCTCATCGCCGAGAAGTGACATCTGTGCCTCAGGGGACGCATCAGGGGAAATAACAAGCTTCAGCGGGTAGTCCAGTTCCCGCCAAGTGGCGACTAACATATAGCCGGCAAGCAGCTCATCAAGCTTGTTTTTAACAGACTTAAAGGGAGTAAAATAATTCATGCCTTATACCTCCAATCATTGTTAGAACGGCAGATCGCCGTCGCTGTCACTGAGCTCTCTAAAGGCAGAGCCTCCACCCGTATAGTCCGGCGCCGATCCTTCGGCGCTGGCGTCACTATCGCGTTTCTTACTGCTGCCGAAATAAATATTACCTACGATGACCTCTGCGTTTCTGCGCTTGTTACCTTCCTTGTCCTGCCAGTCGCGGAGTTGCAGGCGGCCGCTGACAACGGCCATGCTGCCCTTGGAAAAGTATTTGGACACAAATTCACCGGTCTGCCGCCATGCGACACAGTCGATGAAGTCCGTCTGCGTATCGCCGTTCTCTCCCTTGTAGTCACGGTCGACAGCAAGAGTGAAGGATGCAACAGGGATATCGGACTGCGTGTAACGGAGCTCAGGATCTCGAACGAGACGTCCCATAAGTACTATGTGGTTTAACATGTTTCCTCCTTGACATGCTCTACTGCGGCAATATAAACCTCTTTGCCTGTCAGCCGCTGTACCTCTCGCTTGAAACGGGGAGCGTCGGCATTGTTTGCCGACAAGTGCAGCAGATAGATCTGCCGGACTTTTCTCAGGTCGTTTGCCTCAAGCGTCCTCTTGCACTGCTCCAGGCTCATATGAGATGCAAGCAGGCGGGATCGGCGAGACGCTTCAACATATCCAGATGAGATATTTTCGTCCAAGGTGTCAAGCGAGTAGTTGCACTCAAGTGCAATCTTGGTCAGCCCCAGAAATGTGTATCTGAGGTAGTACGTGTCTGTGGCAAAGAGCAGCTTTTCCTCGCCGTCAAATACAAGGAACCCCATTGGCTCCGCTGCGTCATGCTGAACATCAAACGGCAGAATCAGCCACGGTCCTACATGAAACTGCTCAAGCGCCTTAATTATGCGGACGTGATGTCCTGTGAGCCCGCAGGCTTGCGCCGTACCCTGTGAGCAGTATATGTCCACCCCCGCCGCTAGAACGTCTTGTGCGGCCTTGCAGTGGTCTTTGTGCTCATGAGTGATTAAGCACGCCTGCATTTCGTGGAGCCTATAATTGCAGCCATCTTTGATTTTACTTACAGGGATCCCGCACTCGATTATGAGCATTGAGCCGCCGGAGCTGAGTATGTAACAGTTGCCGGTTGAGCCGGACGCGATTGTTTGAAATTCCATAGCTTAAAACGGGTCTTTTTTACCACGCTTATTCTTAGCGGGTTCCGCATCAAACAAAGCTGTCTGACCGCCACTTTCTTGGTTCTCCGGCTCTATTCCCGAGGCTTCCTGCTTGGCGTTTACATTCGGTTCCGGTGGTTGTTCTTCATCCATAATCTCCCCGGTGTCAGGGTCTATATCCGACATCTCGGAATAGTCAACATCAATCGCTGATCCGTTGGCATTTTCCTCAATTTCTTCCATCACGGCAGCCTCGTGGTAGCTGTCCTCAAGTTGCTTGAGCTCAAGGTAATTCTGGTCGATTTTCTGACTGTCTATCGTGATGTCGCTATAAGCGGCACGGTACACGGTCTTGTAGCACATCTTCTCAAACCAGCCTTCGACATGCACCGTACCGGTCTTTTTCCCGTCTTCCCAAACATCCTTTTCACCGCCCCAAAACTCAGGGCTGGCATATTCAGGTTTGCGCTTGAGAATATCCTTTAAAGACATAACAACCAGTTTATTTTTCTCCGGATTATCCTTATAGGCGTGATAATAAAATCCGCCCTTGACTTCGCCGCGGTCGAAGTCGTCAACAATTTCAAATTCGTAGCTCTCGACCGGATTGTCGAGGCTCTTTTTATGTGACTTGAAATGGTCGTTTGTATAGACGAGCTCAACAATCACCGCATCAGGGATATCCTGCCCGTACTTCTTCGCGGTCATTTCTATACCCCGGTACCCATCAATGAAAACAACGTCGTACATCTTCAGGGCGTTGTTTTTGAACGGCATCATTGAGATGTGGTTTTTTTGTGCGGGGTCAAGGCCAATGCGGGCCTTCGCAACAACGCTGCGGGCAAGCAAATTCATGTTTACATTTGCCCAGGTCACAGGCAGCGGATCCTTGTTGAATTTCTTTTTCAAGCGCTTTTCTTCAGCTGTACGCAGCGCGGAGTCGATAGCGATAAAGTAATTCTGTGCAAGCCGGCGCTGAGAGTTTGTCAGCGCAATGTCGCCCACGTCGCTGCCGAATTCGGCAAGCACCTTTTCAGTGAAACGTACGCTCGCAGAGGGCTGTACTTCCGTTAGGGTCTGCTCTTGTTTCATGTTCTCGTTTGACATATCTAAATTCCTTT